AAGTGTGTAAGTGATACGGCAATCTGGAAACATGCATCACCTTTTACATCTGCATCAGGAAACTTACCCGTTGAACTATTACATTCAATATCCACGGACGCAACTACAAAAGGTGCAGTCTCTGGAATATCAACTGGTTTTAGTGTTTTCCAGTCGTTACAGAATAGGTCTATATTAACCCGTGCTAAGTGTGAACGTACACACGTATCTCCTGAATCCATCCACCCAGTAGATTGAATATTAGTTCGGTGCATCAACCTCAGAACAGGATCTAAGTTTGATTCGTATACTTTATATTTAACGGCTTCATCGGGTAATGTACGTTTTAATCGCCCATTTACCATACGTCGTGCCGCGAGGTTCTTAAAGTTTAATTGCATAAAAATAAATTTTTCATTATTTTGAAAACCCCAGACATCTTTAGATTGAACGATATCATAACTTATCAAACATTCAGGGCATAACTTATCAATCTTTGTATATAAATTACGAATATCCATTTGTGATGTTTTCTTCGGAAGTTTTACGAAGAAGTATGGTGTAAAACTGGTCGTAACACATACAGACTTACCTTCATTTGTTTTACCAAAAATACTAATCAAGTGTTCGTCTTCCGTGTCTTGTGTTTCCCAGGTCAATACTTGAAACACGACCATTTTTATCTTATTACGTTAACGCCCGATTTTTTTAATATAGTATAGTAGTAAATATGTCAGCTGCTTTGATTGATCTCGTCTCAGTCGGTGCCCAGGACGTCTATATCACAGGCGATCCTCAAGTCTCTTTTTTTAGACAAAACTATAAACGTCATACAAACTTTTCGATAAAACCAGAACGTATGGATTATATCGGGACGTTTGGTTCGGGAAACGAAGTTTCCATCCCTATCAGATCGAAAGGTGATCTTTTGAGTTACGTGTGGATTGAAAATGCCAATATTAATAATAATAACCACGACGATTCTATTTTTAAATCCGCGAATGCGACATCAGATGAAACTTCACCAACTGAATTCTCTTTGTGGATTGGTGGTCAGGAAGTTACAAAATTGGATACACTTTTTATTAATACAGTACACAATACGTTATACAATGAATCTTCGGCAAAAGCGACATGTGCCGCGACAACCCAAGACGGAGGTGATAATGTTTCTACCGGTAGTTACATAATCCCATTCTTTTTCAGTGAAGATTGGACGAAATCTTTACCACTTGTCGGTCTTCAATATCACGAAGTTGAAATCAGAATTAAGTGTAGAAACGGTACATTTGATTTAGGTACTGATAGACCAAGAGTATACGGTTCGTACGTGTTTGTCGACACAGACGAACGTGAATTCTTTGCAAATGGTGAACACGAACTTCTCATTACACAAACACAACACCAACCAATGTCTGCTTCCGATACGTCGATTGATTTGACCTACTTTAATCACCCAGTAAAGGCCGTTCACATAGCTGCGGGTAACGATTCAGCATCGGGTGCCTCTACATCATACACTTTCACGGATGCGTCTATGTTTATTAACGGTGTTCCACTCTTTGAAAATATGACACACGAATACCACAGAAACGTTGTTCCATCGAGACACTGTTCGGTTCTTAACACCACGGTCGATTCGGAACAAATATATACATGGCCATTCTGCCTTACCATGAACAAATCTCAGCCAACGGGTACCTTGAACTTTTCGCGAATCGATAATGCGAGAATAAATATTAATGGTCCATCCGATGCAAACCTTGATATGATTCGTGCGTATGCGGTCAACTATAACATTCTCAGGATTAAGAATGGTATGGGTGGTATCGCATTTGGTAACTAAATTAGTTCTTACCCGAAGATCCAAAACCTCGTTCACCACGTTTTGTTTCTTTTAATTCATCAACTTCCTCAATAAGTGGTGTTTCACATTTTTCCAAAATGAGTTGGGCGATTCTATCGCCTTGTTTAATTTCGAACGGTTCACTCCCGTGATTAAACAAGATAACCTTCAATTCACCCGTATAATCCGGATCAATAACACCGGCACCCGTTTGAATACCGTGTTTTACACTTAAACCTGATCTAGGCGCAATACGACCATACACACCATGTGGTATCGTTGCACAAATGCCCGTACTTACAATACCACGTTCACATGCATTGATAGTCATGTTTTCGATACTATACAAATCGTACCCGACAGATCCAGGCGATGCGCGTGTCGGTAAAGTTGCTTCGAGAGTTAATCGTTTAATTCTAAGTGTTTCCATGTTTTTATTAATATAAGAGTTGTTTCTTTAAAACCATTTAAAATAGTGTAACGTATAATTAGAAATGAGTCTTAAGATTATTATGGGTAACATGTTTTCAGGAAAAACGTCCGAACTTATCCGACGTTTAAAACGGTACAAAGTTATAGGTAAACGTATTCTCGTTATAAACTCTAAAAAGGATACGCGCGCATCAGAAGATGTTTTACGTACCCATGATAATGTTCGTTTCGATTGTATAAAAACCAATAATCTCGATGAAGTTGATTTTTCAGATGTCGACGTTATAGCTATGGATGAAGCACAATTTTTCACCGGTCTTAAAAAGTTTGTGGAAAAAGTTCTCGATTCGGGTAAAACTATTTTACTCGCGGGTCTTGATGGGGATTATAAACAAAGAAAGTTTGGTGAACTTATAGATTGTGTACCTCTCGCCGATAAAGTGTTTAAGATATCAGCGATGTGTATGGAATGTATGGATGGAACACATGGACCATTTACAAAACGTATCGTACAAAACGATGAACTCGAACTTGTTGGTGATCATGACATGTATAAAGCGGTGTGTCGAAAACACCTTTAGTTTAGAATCTATTAATATCTAGAATAAGAACAACACGCTTTTGTTCATCAGTTTTATCAACACCATGGTATCGCGAGTGGTCAAAAAGAACATCTTCACCGGGTTTATGTTGATGAATATCAAACTCTGTAGTAAGATTACTTGTTCCTTCGAGCGTTAAGTGGTACCGTAACTGTAAATTACTCTCGGCGCGGTGCGCTGGTATAGACATTGTTCCTTCCATGACCGCAATCGTGGCATGATTAACACATGGTACAGTTTTTAAAAATGCGTATAGTTTTGGGAAATCGTGTATTTTATAGTAATAATATTTTTGATTATATTCAAACCATGGATCGAGGTCATGGAAATAATACTTTTGTTTATTTTTATATAAAGTATCGTATTCATTTTTTATATCGAAAAAGTGTTTCTGTACCCGCCAAAGTCCTATAAAATCATCTACTGAGTAATGCGGTTTATAAAAAAATAAATCTACGATTGAATTTCGTATACCAACGAGTGGACGTAAAGGTGTTTGGAAATACAATCTATCTATAGGCGATTTAAGGTAATCGTTCAATATCAATAGTATTGGTATCATGAAAATCCACATTTTTTTGTGTATATATAATAAATGCCAGGATATCCTAAATACGAAAAATACGCACCAACCCAAACACCAGAAGTTAACACATTAGAAAAAAGGTTTCTCGGTTTGACAAATGTTCAAGTCGGGTTATTTAGCTTACCAGTTTTTATTGCTCTTTCTTCGGTTGTATTAATCGTTCTTAACAAGAAGGCGAGATATAACCCAGCTGTTCTCGTTTCTTTGATTATAAGTTTAATACATTTATATCACCACTACACACTCGCTAAATTACAAAATAAACAATAATTATATAGTATAAATGTTTATGGTCGAAGAACCGTATGGTATATCACAATTTCAAGCTTGGTTAATATCCCTTACACTTGGAATTGTGTTATATAGACGCAAAAAACGTGGTGAAAAATATATTCAGTAATTATATATGCGCGTTCGTTTAAGAAAAAGTCCACGTATTGATAAAAAGTTTAGAGTTACTTTTGAAAATGGAAAAATAGTTGATTTTGGAGCAAGAGGATACTCAGACTATACAATACACAAAAATCCATTACGTATGCGTTCATACGTAACACGACACGGTGGGTTTGTTCCCCATATGGTACAAAAACAAACCGATCCTAAACTGGTTCATAAAAATATGCTCGATGTGTCTCGAAGTGATAAAGAAAACTGGACAAAAACAGGTTTTTTTACCGCAGGATTTTGGTCGAGATGGCTTTTATGGAGTCACCCAGAACTCGAAGGTGCGAAAAAGATTATATCTAAGAAGTTTGATTTATCTTTTCTCTAAGACCACGACGTTTAAGGTTTGCTTTTAAAGCGGTCATTAAATTTGCACGTGGATCTTTTCTAGTTGGAACTGGTGGTGGAGGTGGAACAGGTGGTGCACGTGCGACTGGTGGTGCACGTGCGACGGGTTGAGAAACTCGACGAACACGTGGAGCATTTGGTTCCACGGTTCG